GCCCTGGCCCCTAACACCTGCGGCCAAAACGAGAGCGGGTATGGCTGATTGATGGCAAAATTGATCAAACCCCGATAATGTAGACAACGGAGGTTTCCATAGGTGCCAATCCAGCATAATCTAGAAAAAGCCAGTTACTCGCCCTATATAGGCCCCAGGGCCCAGTGGCCAGGGGCCAGAGAAAAGAGCGCGGTTTCCCGCGCTCCCCTTTCATCTCGCTATTGCACTCAGGATTAGGATCGCGAGCACGCAGGCGATCACTGCCAGCTCAGGGTGGTTCACTTGTTGACTACGAAACACTTGCCGTTCACGGGCGCGGCTGCAGCGTGGCACGCTTCCAGGGTTTGGTACCCTGGAATCTTTACCAACTGCGGGCCCGTATCGCCCACGAGCACCATGAAAATCATAATCCAGGTCATCGCACGATCTCCTCTAGAAGAGTGGGCGGGGGATTGCTCCCCCGCGCTTTGGTGGTTACGCGGCCTTCGGCGCGTGCTTGGCGATCAGGGCGAGAATCTGGTCGTCGGTCAGGCCCGCCTTGGCCTGGGCGACGAGAACCGGGCTGATGGCCGTGCCCGCGGGGACTTGTCCGGTGCGGATTTGGGTCTCGCGCTTCTCGACCGCGGCCCGCACGTCGGGCATGTACTGGTCAGTTTTGTCCGTGTAGTCCTTGGCCAGTACCCCAGCGTGGGCGTCGTTAAGGGACTGCTTGAGCCCGTACTCGATCAGGTAGTTGACCGACGCGACTGGGAGCTTCTCCGTGTCGAACGCGAGCACGGTGTTGAGCTTCGAAACCTTGACATTGAACAACATGACTTGACTCCTAGGCCGGGCGGGTGGGACCGGACCATCCGGTCCCCATGTCCACTCCGGTATTGACAACATACCACAGCCCGGGCGCATGTCAACTCGATACGTACAATCCCCGATCACGTATTGTTACATGCTGTGGACGCATAGCTACGATTGTTGCGTGCTCGAGTGTGATACTAAAACTAAAGTGCGTCGCGTGTACGCGCGGTGTACTATTATGTTATGCAGTGTGAGCATGACTAAGGATGTTGCGCAGGGGGTCAATGTTTTGAAACTAAAAGAGGCCGTGGGGGCTAAAAAGCTAATTTAGTTTCGAGGCGCATCAACCCCACTGGTGAATTTTCAGTGAACAACCATACCGAGTTGTTCACCCACCCATGTCCGAAACGGACAGAGGATGCTCTTTCCCTCGACATTCCGCCGAGGCGCAAGCGCCGTCACACTCTAGTCATATTCTGTAAGAACAGCTCGTGAACAGAGTCCAGCCGTATGTATGGCCCGAACCGTTTTTTCTACTAGAAAACTGGTAGATTAGTGTAAAACTGCTCAGTTTCCCCTTGACACTCTCGGAACAAAATGGTAAGATGCTCCCATACAGGCGGAAAAAGGCCTAAGTACGGACTGAGCAATATGGACGACTCCGACCTCTTGGCCGAGCTCGACCTAGGCGAAGCGGGTGCCCCGCGATTGCTAGGCAACCCGGCAAAGCCGTTCAGCGTGGAGCTTACACGCGAGCTATCCGCGGCGGACATCGCGGCCCTTAGCTTGCCGCGCGGGGCCAAGCCCAGCCCGATCGCCCGCATCCACGCCAGCCACCACGCACTCGCGCGGTGTCTCGCCTCGGGGATGAAGGCCACCCAGGCCGCTCTAATTACGGGATATTCCGCCTCCCGCATTTCTATTCTTCAGCGGGACGAGACCTTCGCGGCGCTCGTGCGTGACTACCGCGACGAGGCCAAGGCCACCTTCGCCGACCTCGCCGAGCGCATGAATGGGATGTCACTCGACGCGATCGAAATCCTACACGACCGCCTTCACGCGGAGCCCCAGGAATTCTCGATCCCGATGCTTCTTGATGTTGTTAAGGCCTTCGCCGATCGCACTGGCCACGGGCCCGGCCAGGAGGTCCACCTCAAAGTGGACCGGGATTTCATAGACCGTCCGCCCCGCGAAAGCGCGGAGGAGTGGCAGGCCCGGCGAGCCAAAGAGCTCGCGGCTCCTATAGTCGAGGTGGAGAAGGTCCGGGAGCCGGATGACAGCGGTCCGGAAGTGGGTCCGGAAGCCGAGGCCGAGGTTATCCCCTTCAAGGGCTCTGCCCATGAGACCTAGGGGGAACGTCACCGCGGCGCAGAGCGCCGGTCCTGCGTGGGCCCCGCAGCCCGGGCCGCAAAGCGAGGCGATCTCGGCCGACTGGTGCGACGAGCTGTTCTACGGGGGTGCTGCCGGAGGCGGAAAGAGTGACTTTCTTCTCGGGGACTTTCTCCAAGATGTGCCCACCTATGGGGCACATTGGCAGGGGGTCGTTTTTCGACGCACCTACAACGAGCTCGAGGACCTACTTCGCCGCGCGCGCGAGATTTTCCCCGTCTCGGGAGGATCGTGGCACGAGCAAGCCAAAACCTGGAGCTGGGCCAACGGGGCGTCGCTCCGGATGCGGTATATCGAGCGCGACGCGGACGCCACCCGATACCAGGGCCACCAATTTGCATGGATAGGCTGGGATGAGCTCACTCAGTGGCCAACCGACTACGGTTATAGGTTCCTACGGGCCCGGTTACGCTCAGCTCATCACATCCCTACCAAGAGAATTCGCGCCGCCGCAAATCCTGGCGGCGTTGGTCACCACTGGGTCAAAGCATACTTTGTCGATCCACATCCAGCCGGGTATGAGCCCATCTACGATCCGACGACTAAAGCGCGTCGGATGTTCATTCCTGCAAAGTTGCGGGATAACAAGATTCTCTTAGGGTCCGACCCCACTTATGCCGACCGCCTCCGCGGACTTTCTTCGGACTCTATGGTCCGCGCGTGGCTCGAAGGGGACTGGACGGTAATCGAGGGCGCCTACTTTGACTGCTGGCGGACTGACCGCCACGTGATCGCGCCCTTCGAGGTGCCAAGCGATTGGACCAAGTTCCGTTCTATGGACTGGGGCTCGGCACGGCCCTACTCCGTGGGATGGTGGGCGATAGTTCCCGATGACTATCGCGCCCGGAACCTCCGCGGGGAGACTGTAGTGGTCCCTCGCGGAGCTCTGGTAAGATACCGTGAACTCTATGGGTGCGCGAGCACGCCCAACCAAGGCCTCAAACAGACTGCCGAGCAGGTCGGTACGGCGATACTCCTAAAAGAGACGGAACGTCTGCGCTATGCAGTGCTCGACCCCGCCTGCTTTAAAGAGGACGGGGGCCCGAGCATCGCGGAACGGCTCAATGTGACGCTGATGGCTGGCCGGGCTCGGCCGTTTCACGCCGCTGACAACGCGCGCATTCCGCAGCGCGGGTCTATGGGTGGCTGGGACCAGATGCGAGCCCGCCTCATCGGAGAGGCCGGGTCCCCAATGATCTACTGTTTTAGCACTTGCGGTGCGAGCATTCGGACTATCCCTGCGCTTCAGCACGATCCCGCGAAGATGGAAGACGTGAACACCGAGTCCGAGGATCACGCCGCGGACGAGTGGCGCTACGCTTGTATGTCGAGACCGTTCCACCCGAAGATCGTGGCGATCAGGCCCGAGGTGAAGGTGGGTTACTACAGTAACAAGTCGAAGGCTCCGGGGGACTGGAAGTCCTACTGAGCCGAGGTGAAGCGGGTCCGGAAGCGGGTCCGGAACAACAGAGGGTTTATCCCATGGCTTGGAAAGCCGAGGTACAGGTGATCTCCACCGGGAACTGGGACGGGAACCGTCTCCTTTTCGCCTCCAAGGAGGAGGCCGAGGGCTACGGCCATGACCTCTCTCGGGACCAGCCCGGAGTTTTGGGCTGGAGGGTGCTGGAGGATTTTGGTGACCCGAACTACACCTGGAAAGAGGGCAAGATCGAGCCCGTGCCCGGGAGGTCGGTTTAACTCGGGCGCGGTGAAGTGGGTCCGGAAGTAGGTCCAAAGGGAGGGCACTATGGCCAACGCAATCTATCCAATTTACAAGCAGAACTTGTTGGCTGGTACCGCTGGGTACGATCTGGACAATAACACAGTGACCGACGGGCCCTATCTCG